CAAAATTATTGCGAGTGGGTACTTGGCCTACAAGTTTGCGGCAGAGCCCACGTTCCAGACAGTCCAGGACATGTTGGAAACCATGACCCGAGAGCTGGCAACTGTCGGAGGCGAAGGGGACATCTTTTATACTGATGAAACCCATGCTTTTGACGACCTTCCTGAAGGGCTACGCGATTTCCTTACGCGTTTATCCCACAGGCAGGGTGAAGTATTGCGCTATGAAGTCCGCGCTCGCACGCAGATCCACCAAAGTCTAGGTGTGTCTAGCGTGGTTAATCTCACAAATGAATACCTTTTACAGGCATCAAAATATGGGGTTATTCCTACGCCAACGCAGATCTATAAAGCGCAACCCATGACGTTCTTGCTTGACATGTTTCTGCCCGTCGGACCCTTAATTGAGTCAGTCGAGTACAGAGCACGTGCCTTTGGTTTAAATTCAGTCTCACTGGGACATAGTGTTTCTGTCACAGTATGGACTTCCAACGGCAACCGAGTTCGTCTCTACATCCGAAGCACAGCTACTGATCGGTATTTCGATCCGCTTGGGGAATCCTGGCTACTAGCCTCAGGCGTACCTGTGACTGTGAGCGTCCCGCTTGCAGCAACAGTTTTACTGTAGCTACAATCTTTGCCCACTTTATTCTAGCGCATAGCGCAGAAGGACCGTTGCCGGTATGACCGTCACGATTCGTATACCCAGTGACCCTGTGACTAATGGGATCACCGTTATCCAGACCTCTTGTTTCAATCCCGTGTCGAGCCATTATTCCGATGTGGATTATATGGCTGCGAACTTCGTGATCAAAAACTCGGGGCTGAAGCCGCCGCCTATGTTCCCCAAGAACGAAGATAAAACGTTTATGGGGTGGAAGGTGCGGAACTACCTTGCCACTGAGCCGATTCAGTACGTCGATATTCTGGCGTACAAAATCTGGGTGGACACTGCCAATGGCCCTGTCTATATTTCTGACCTGGCCAAGTTGGTTTCAATCCCACTGACGGACATCTACATCGAAGAATTCAACTTCTATCTTGATGTTCAGACCGACAGTGTGGATGGACTGGAACCGACCAAATGGAAAAGTATCCGGGTGGATCATCCTATGCCGAAGAACTTCCGCACTGCGGAGCAATTCGGCTATGAAGGCGTTTATCGTATGATTTTGAACGCCCTCAGCCTCTCTTTCTTCCACACCGCAGGCCAATGGCCGTCGACGGTGCCGGCACGCCGCCTCGCGGCTGGCGTAAAGCCCTGGTAGAAGATTGGCAAAGGTTAACACACCTTGTCCCAAAATCGTATCAGTCAGCAGGAGTTTTGTTATTCGTGGGCCAAGCAACAGCCCATTGACATACCGAACGAGTTAGAGACCGATAGTGTTATCAGGGCCCTAGCCGTCCATGCTGCTCTCCTGTACGATAATCCACTGGCAGTCCGCGCGAAAATGCGTGACTCTTATCGACGGGTCAGATGTTCTATGCAAGAGTATGCATATCTCATCCGCTCGAGGGGAGTCATCGGAGCGATTAAGCTTCTCGATGATATGTCACTCAAGTTCTTGCGGGGTTTCTATGTTCGCGATGGTCATGTTTTCTATAACATGGATGAATTGCTGCTCCTCAGTCCTATATTTTCGACTGTTAGCAGTTTACAACATCGCGAAATTGACATGGAGACGGATCTGGAGGTCATAAGATATATACTGACTTTCCATGTATTCCTGTCTAAAATCAAACTGGATCGATCTGACCTATTAGAACCATCGCTCTGCGATTGGATCGAAAGGCAGCTCTATCCGCGCCCATGTTATGCGGACGAAATTGAACTGTCCGCATTGAAATCTATCGTTACCTGGCTCATTGATTTAGAGGACCCTATACTTCAAGGTTCCCATGGACCAGGCAGTGTAGCTAGCAAAGTGACCATAAGGGGCAAGAAGCCTCGATGGGCACGTAATGTTGTGGAGAAACAATTCATAATCCGCAATAATAAGCTACTTGCGAAATACGGTGGATCTCCAGTAGATGGCTCCCTCTCAACAGTTGAAAGAGAACTGGATGATGATGAGGTGGTGATGGTTGATAAGGGTATTGCATCCCTCCGGCCGATCACAATGGTTGATGTTCACAGACAATTCTGTCAGCAAGCAATCAAAGCCCATTGGTATACAGTCAACGATTACGATCCAGACATGCCTATAAGGCACTTTGTGTCTTACAAGGATCAAAGACCGTCTCAATTGGCGGCCTTAACTGGTTCAAGGATCAATGGCCCAGATTCCAAGCCATCGACTATCGACTCAAAAGCTTCATCCGATTACCTGTCAGCCGAACTTGTTTCACGGCTGTTTCCAGATAATATCCGCGACCTCTTGTTTGAGGTTCGCAGTCCCGTCGCTAAGACGGATTTCGGACGAGTCGAGCTGAACATGTATGGGGGGATGGGAAGTGCTCTTACATTTCCTGTCCAATCCACTATCTATACGGCAATGGCCGTGTGGTCTTCAATCCAAGCCGATGCGGAACGCAAAGGCCTTCATTTAGACGGAGGCTACCGCGAACTTCTGCGGCACTACCTCGATCACACGGGTTTCCGCCCCGAGTACGCGTATATACAGAAGAACATACGTGTATATGGGGACGACATCGCCATCCCAGATTTTGCCGTGGCACGCCTGCTTAAGTTGCTGCACGCGTGTGGGCTGGTCGTGAATGAAGACAAGTCATTTGTCGGTAGTTCACCGGTCAGAGAGTCCTGCGGCGTCTACGCGTTGGACGGGTACGATATAACCCCGTTAAGGTATCGCTTGCCTCCCTTAAAGAAGGGGGAGGACGTCGATTCCGCTCTTTATGAAGCAATTCGATCGCTAGCCAATCGCGCTTTCGTGCGAGGCTATAAATCTACCTACAAGGTCGTTGTGAAGACCCTGCAAGGAATGAAGCTCTTCATTTCAGGTGAAATCTGGAATCGAGGACGGCGACAGGGGAAGCAGTATCCCGATCAAAAACAAAATCGGCCTGCTATCCTATTCGAGGAATGGTGTGGTGACCACGATTACATTGGGTTTCTTTCAACCCGTGGGTCGACACCAACACATACAATCGAAATTGCCTCTCGTAGCTTAGCCTTCACTGCCATCATACCTAAAACCGTCGAGGTTAAAGACGGTTATAATGAGTATTATTATTATACTCAGGATATGAAACAGCGAGTCTTCAGAGAGTTTAAGGAGGCTTGTCAGGCCTGTGAGGGAGAAGGGGACGTCAACATGTATGTTGTCGACTTTAGCGACGCTAAACAGCGTGAGGCTTTCTTTAGAAAGCTGTCGGCTGCTGACAAACGTCATGGACGTATTCCCAGAGGGATGCGACTAGATAAGCAAAATGCCTACCTGCTGCAAGCAGGGAATAAGCATGCCTGGGGATGGGCTCCCAGGTAGTGTGGCAATGTCACAACGTTGTCATTGGAGTG